AATCTATTTTGCTGGGCAGCTTTACCGGTAAGCAAGATTTGGTGCTTGCACTGCGGGAGTCGCTCTGATGCCGAGGGAGTTTGTAGTTGACGATAAAGGCCGTGTTCTCGTACTGCCCACCGAAGCCGAGGCGATGGCTGATGGATACCGCAACGGACTGAAATGGAACGAGGACTGGAAACCCGGTGGCCCGTACTATTATACTGCTAGGGACTGGGAACATCCCTTGTGGAAAGTCTACTGCGAAGCAACGAAACAAAATCATGCGGCTTGGCTGCGTGGATGGGAGGAAGCCCGTGGTTAATCAAGTCAATTTGGCGCTGTTGCGCGAGACTTTGATCGCGGCGGAAGCCGTTGGTGAGTTTGATATTGATACGTATAGGAACGAATGCGGCTCGCCGTCTTGCATCATTGGATGGGTTGACCATCTGGCTCGTGGAGAAACTGCTCCTGAATGGTTGGGGGTAAGTGTTTATTCGGCGTCGCATATATACGTTGGTTGGATGAATGGTGGCCGACCTGATTTTCCGACGGTATTGCGGTTTTTTGGATGTTATGCGGGATGAAGACCGCGTTCCGCATTGGAGGGAAGTGCGATGAGGGTTGTTGTTTCGCTGTATGATTATACTGGTATTGCGGTGGTCCCTTGGGCTGCGGCTGGATATGACTGCTACTGCTTTGATAATCAGCATACCGATCATTCGGTTGAATACCCAAACGGTGGCCGCATTACTTACCGGAATGTTGACTTGCATGGATCGCACCAAGATATAGTTTCTGAGTTTGCTGGGCGGACTGCTTTTATGTCTGCGTTTCCGGTATGCACTGATCTGGCTATTAGTGGCGCTGCGCATTTTGCGACTAAGCTGGTGCGTGATCCTGATTGCCAAAAGAAAGCTGCTTGGTATGCACGGCAGTGCGAGTTGACTGGCTTGGCTCTGGGGGCGGCGGGCTATATTGAAAACCCTATCTCGGTCTTGTCGACCTTGTGGCGTAAGCCTGACTATATTTTCAATCCTTATGAGTATGGCGGTTATATCGACGAGGCTGATGCTGAACACCCTACTTGGCCTGACTATATTGCGCCGCGTGACGCGTATCCAAAGAAAACTTGCCTTTGGACTTTTGGCGGGTTTGTTATGCCTAAGCGAAAGCCCGTCCCTTGTCCCGCTGGGTATTCTACGCAGCATAACAAGCTGGGCGGGAAGTCGTTGAAAACTAAGAACATCAGGAGCGCAACGCCGAGAGGCTTTGTTGCCGCAGTCAAGGAGTATAATTCGTGAGAGTTATTGTCAGGGGCGAGTTTTTTGAAAATGTCAGGGCGGTCTGTGACCGCTTTGGCGTTGTAGAGACCACTGTTTATGATGCCATTTTGCGCGGCAAAACTGATGGGATTGGGCTTGGCCATCCCAACCACAAGACTGGGGGCGGTGGCCGTCCTGCTCGGGAGGTTTTGATCGGGGAGGAGAGGTATCCATCGGTTAAGGCTGCGCAGCGGGCGTTGCGTTGTGATCCTGCCATGATCCGCAAGGCGTTGGATGGTGATGCTAAAGCTATGGCGCGTTTGGTTGCGAGGCAGGACAGATGAGTTATTACTATTTCAACAAGCAGGCGGCTGAACTTGTCGCTATGGATATGGTCGCTGCTGATCCCAACATCGCTGGCTATAAAACTGAACTTGTAGAGAACAATGGTTGGGTAATTGTTCTCTTTCCTGCTGTAGTGGATATAACTATGTATGGTAATCAAGCTGAAGTGCGCCATCCGGCTGGTTATCGGTTGACCCCTAAGCCGGGGTTTGCTAATAAGGTGATGCGAGGCTCGGGGGCGAAGCCTGCGCGGCCACAAAGCGAGGCTAAACCGGCCACCGTTAAGCCTGCTAAGGGGCCATTGGTGGTTGATATGACTTTGGCAATTAAACCAGCATGGATGACCAAATGAAAGAAGTTCTTTATGGGATGGGTATTTGGCTTTTGTTCTCTTTCTTGGCGGCGTTTGCTGTTATTGGCTTTTCCTTAGGGGTTAGCTGGCTGCTAGAGGTTCATATTGAGCGAGAGCCTTTGATGTTTGTTTCTCTGCTGATCGGTGGGATAGTTGGGCTGTTTGTGGCTATGGGCCTGTGTGCTAAATGAGCCGTTTTGTCATTTTCAAGTGTCGCTTGACCATGGAACTCTATCAGTTGGCATTGAAGGAGGATGCCCCTGTTTGGATACCGCTTATCCACAGGCTTGGTGATCCGGTGGCCGCTATGCCGGGTTATATCTTTGTCTTGGAGGGGCATCATATGTCCTTTAGGCGTTGGGCACCGGAGCGATATGCTTTGTCGGCGTTGGAATATGATGCGGCAGGGCGGGCTAAGAGTTGCGACGTGGCACTTTTGACTGCTATGCAGCAGGAAATCAATGTTCCGACCGATCATTCTGTCTTTGAAGTCAATGAACTGGTCAATGTCTGTGAGCATCATCCGTTCCTTGCTGGGCGTATTGGAAGGGCTGTTTCTGTCTCTCAATTCGGCGCACGTATTGAGTTAAAAGGGACAAGATTGAAATATTTCAACGTTCCGCGCGAATTACTGCGTAAATGCCCAAAATAACGCTTGCTTTCTCTTTTAGGGGTCTTTATCTCTGATGGGGAAGGCGCTTGCGTCTGTATTCGCGCCACTTGAGGTGGAGGCGGCGGACGTATGTCTAGGAGTTGCCATGAAGCATTTACACAATTACATCAAGACAGGCCGAGGGTATCGCAAGTACGAGACTCCGCGTGAACTGATCCTTGCTGCCATTGAGTATTTTGAATGGTGCGACAAGACCCCTCTGCAAGAGGAAGAAGTCTATTGTTACCAAGGCGAGATCATTCGTGCTGACAAAGACAAGATGCGGCCATATACCAAGAAAGGTTTATCGACCTTTCTGTCTATGCCGGAAAGCCGCTTGGAAGCCTACAAGGCGCGCAACGATGAAGAGTGGGTTGATGCTGTTGCTCTTATTGAGCAGATCATCTACACGCAGAAATTTGAAGCCTCTGCTGTCGGCCTGATGAATGCTACCATTATCAGCCGCGACTTGGGGCTTGCTGAAAAACAAGAGATTGGCGGCATTGGCGGTGGACCGGTGACTTTCAACCTCATGCCGATCACCGCTGGAACCTTCCTTGCTCCTGACAAGCAGGTCGAAGAACCAGCGGAAGAAGAATAAGGCTGATGGAACGGACTTAGGTCTTAGTACGCGCCTTAGTTGGGACGGGGAGATTTGGTTGCTCCTTTGGCGCCTCGTCCCAACAAAAATCCAGGTCACTGTAAAAGGTGTCCTTTGCTGGCGGGCCGTCGTGGTTAAAAACTGCTTCGCCCCGTCAGCATAAAAGACAAAGGCTCTTGCGGGCCTTTAGTGGCCTTGCCTCCTTTGGGGGCAGGGCCGCACCTAACTTCCAGAGCGCGTGGGAGAACGGCTATCTACAGGATTGCAAATCCTGGTATGTGAGTTCGAGTCTCACCGCGCTCTCCAAGTAACATACTCCCCTGACGAGGGTTGAGTTTTAGAGGTTTTGAAAATGGCAATCACACCGACATGCGCTTCCGGCTGCGAGCCTAACACCTCGGTGGCCCTTCCGGTCAAAGTGGATGCGGTCCCTTGCTGCGAGCCTCCTGTTTCAGCACCGATCACTGTCACGACCGATACTTGCGCAGCAACAGTTGATGTTGATGTTTCGCAGGTTGTTCAGGCGGTGCTGGCCTCCGGCACGGTTATCTATACCAAGAAATGCCCCAACGAAACCGAGTTCGATACCGCAATTCTTTGCGACTCGGTCGGTGGTGGGCAAGTCGTGGTTGTTGTGACCTACTCGCCTGCTGGTATTCCGACTTCGACTTTCTACAACCTTGATGGCACCCCGTTCACTGGCGATGTTGGTGATCTGATTGTCTGCTCGCGCGATCTTGAGAGCGATCAAGTCGAATGGTGCAATAATGATGCTGATGTGACCCAGTGGATCATCAAAGAAAATGGCGTTCCTACAGGGACCTCTTATTGGACCGATGCCGCTGGTATGGTCATTCCTTCGCCTGCTGCTGGTCCGACTTTGGTTCGTGGTGCCTGCCGTTTGGATGATTGCGACCGTACGCAAGTCTTGCAAGAAACTGTGATCGGCCTTGATGTTGATGGTTTTCCCGCTGGTCCTCCGCAGGTCCAGACACGCACCTATGTCTGCGGCGTCCTGACGGATACCGTATATACCAACAGCGTGACAGGTGCAGTCGAGCCTGCCCCACCGACTGCTGTGCAACTTATTCCTGTTCGGGGTGACGCTGATCCGTTGCTATTGGAAATGTGCGACGAAGGTACTCCCTTCCTGCGCGTTATCGCTATGGCCCCCGGTATGCAACTGGCCTATGCGGCCACCGATATGACGGCTGATGGAACTCCATACGTTGCATCAGGCAATGAGACGCAAGGTGCTTGCCCCAAACTCGAAAAGACCTGCATGAAGGCTGTCAACCAAGACATCCTGACTACAGTGGACTTCGGCGACACCATCGTCAATAATACCACCGTGCCGATGACCTTCGCCCTCGATGGTGCAGTCAACGGTGGCTCGCTTAAGGTCACTCCGCAAGTTGTTGATCCTCTTTCGGGCTGGAAAATTGCTGGTCCAGAAGGTTTTGATGGGCTGTATCTCTACAGCAACGATACTGGGGTATTCGAGTATGAAAATGCTGGCCGTTGCGAAGGCGTAACTAATCCGCATAACTTCCGGCTGTATATAGACAGCATGGCTGCTGGCGATGAACTTGTTCTGAACGTGATGCCTGATCGTCGGCATCCTGAAGTGCAGGCTTTGATCGCCCAGCCAAATAAGTTGGTCGTCTTTACGACTGCTGCGACTCAAAAGTGGATTGAGTGGGATACCCCTCCGGCATTCTTGACCATCCGCTACACCCGCGCTTCTGCTGCAAACCATTTCGTAGTTTTCTCGCAAGCAACGATGGAGATCGACGGCACCGTCATCTATACTGCGGAAACGCAGGCTGATGGGTGCACAGTGCGGTATTTTGATCGCGCCTGCGTTGAAGTGACCGATCCTTTGGTCATTGCCAAGATGCGGCCTTGTTCGGAAGTCTGCTTCCCTGAACCGACCATAGAGAACTCCTATGAAGTGGTTGCTGGTTGCATCACCAATGGTGCGACCAAGACTAACGTGCTGATTACCTATAGCATTCGTGAAGGTGCCATTGTTGGTCGCCTCTTGACCGATATACACGGTAGTCCTTACGTCGATCAGGTTAATGATGTGCTCTCGGTTGGCTCTTGCACCACTGCGACCTCGGAAATTGACCGCATCACGGAAACCGAAGTAGGCTGCGCTAACGGCGTACCTTATGATCGGATCACTTCCAAGACGATTGACAATTCAACTGGCGCGGTTCTGGCTACCACGGTGGCCTATCGCAATAGTGCCAACGTCGAAGTCGCTGTCATGCCTGTTGGTTTTACCTTGGGGGCTTGCCCGCTGCCGGAGACACGCGAGGTGTGCTTCACACCTACCGATCCGCTCCTGCCGCGCGAAACCCTCTATCAGCACTTCTCGCGTAGTTCGGTGACTTTGGCAGAAAACATTCTGGGCGTAACTGCAACAGAACAGTTCTTGCCAGCCGGATACCTGAACATCGCCACCTACAAAGGTGGTGGTACGCTGGCTCTTGGTGATTGCCCGTGCTGCCAGAAAACCGGCAATCTTGTTCCGGGAAGCAACTTCGGTGAGTTCTCTGGTCAAGGTATGTTGGCCGGGCCGCAGGTCTCATTTAATAACGTGTCTACCGTAGACACCGTACGTAATATCCAACTTGCGCCAAACTGTGTGCTTCCCGTTCGTGTCCAAGCTACCAATACTAGCCTTGGTAATATGGTTTTTTACGCGTCTGGCGAAGTAGTGTTCTCAGGGAGTACCACTTGGAGCGTCACTATAAGCGCGCCTAGTGGTAAGCCTTTGTCGTGGCAGGTTGCTGCGGCAGGTTATAGAAACGCTGCTAACGAAAAGTTTAGGTTGGAACCAACAGATACCGCGGCAGAGGAAATCTTTATTGCTCCGGGGGCTGGTTCTGTGCTTACTCCTGCATACGTTCCGGGTATTCCGTGGCGTGGCTACATGGTGGACTTGAACACGCAATCCCCTCATACCTTCTTCCGTATGCCTGATACGAATGTAATCAAATATACGGTCGACTCGTCGTATGGCGTTATCTGTGGTGCAACCCCAATCCTGCTGACGCTTCCCGAAGTGTATCTCAAGGATTGCGGCTGCTGTGACGAAACAGAGGCACTTCTTGGTGCGATTGTCGATAATACTACACCCGATCCCGCCTCGAAAGTGAAGAAGTCCAACGCCTTCGCGAGTTTCCAAGCGTTTTCCAATGCTGGTACTACAGCGGCTGGTCTTGCCAGCGTTACGATCACCAACGTGGGTTCTGCTCCGGGAATTTTGACTGCTGGAACTCCTTTGCTACCGGGCGAGACGATCACCTACAACGCGTATTTCGACGAGTTCACTCGTACTATGCGGATGGTCCCATCGTTGACATATGATGCGACAGGTACGATCTTCCATATCGCAACGATCCTGTAAATAAATAACCAGCCCTTCGGGGCTGGTTAACACCCAAAAGGATGCGCTATGACAACTTCCGGCTATTTGCGCAACCCGCCTTGCGCCAAAAAGACTTTTGCCCCTACGGTGGCCATTACCAGCAACCAGTTGCTTATGACCCCGCCTGCGGACCCATGCGCGTGGATGGCAATCAGTAGTGATGCCAACCGCGCTATATCGGGTTTTTCGGGCGGGACTGATGGAAAGACTTTGACTGTGGTCAATATGGGCACTGTGCAATTTACGCTTATCAACAACGCTGGAAGCCCCAACCTTAATGATCGAATGATCTTGGGAGCAAACGTGATTGTTGGTGCTGGCCGCTTCGTCGAACTTGTTTATTCGACGTATAAAGGTCGGTGGATGATGGGTCTGTAGGAGAAACTGCCATGCTGGCTAAAAGAATTGTAGGGCATACGCGCGTTCTGGCTAAAGATCAGCCACAGTATTTCCAATTGGCGATCCGAGATGTCATCTCGAATGGTCGTCCTATGATGCTTTCAGCATGGGAGTTGTCGCCTTCCGAATTGAAAGAGGCGGCGGATGGCGGCGGCATCGGCGTGAACTTGCAAAGCAATGACGGCGTTTCTGTCGCTGGGATGATGCGGGCTTTCACGTCGGAGGAGGTCACCTTGTTGCAGGAAGGTGGGAATTTAATTCTTGCTGTTCCTGGTCAAGTTCATCCACCGGTTTTTGTTGCTGTTATGCCAAAGATGTATCTTTCCATAAATGCCCCTGTTGAATTTCCTCTCGTGGCTGCTTTCGTAGTTCCATATGTGGAGTATGCGATGTGACAGTCACGGAGTTCATCTTGGCAAACATATGGGGTCTTCTGATCGGCGGGGCCACATTGTTCACGAATATCGTCGTGTTCTATGTCGCTGTCAGAATGACCTTAAAGCAAATTGTTCAGAAGCTAGCGCGGATGAGCAAGACGCTTTATGAGGAAGTTATTCCTCAAATAAATTCGATCAAAATTGTGCAGGCCGAACGACTTGGTTATGAACGCGCGATGCGGGAATATACCGATCAGCACAAAGGAAACCACTGATGGCGCAGCCACCTAAACAGTTTGACGGCTCCGGCGCAATGGGGTTTTTCAATACCATGCCTTCATGGCTCAAAGCCTTGGTAATGGTTCTAGTCGCCCCCTTCCTCGCATTGGCGATGGCAGGGGTCTTTCTGCAAGTCAACGTCAACGAGTATCTCGACAAATACATGGACATACAACTGGAAGCCATGAAAGAGAACTCGACTGGATTGGCTGATCGTATAATCTTTGAACTCGGTGGCCGCATGGATGCTATCGAACTTCAGCTTCAAAACGCATCGACGGCCACCGTGGAAGTCGAAGGTCGCGTTGTTGTTATCGAAGGTAAGGTTGAGACCATCGAGGAATGGGCTTGCGGTCATGCAGATGCCCAAAGCCTGAAACTTGATCGCCCGACCTTCTGCGACGGCGGTAAAGCGCCATAGTCTGCTACCTTTGCGGACCCGAAAAGAGTAAGGAGCAACAAATGAAAAAGCCTTGGAAGCTACGGCCCAAGCGAGTTCACAAAACTGATAGTCCGGTGGATTATGAGATGGAAATGGAACTTGATTGGGAAGATAACTGGTTGAGCAACAGCATGGCGTGGACAAGCAAGACTTTCTTGCCTAACTGGTGCCAGACTGCTGACCATTGGTCGTCAAGGTTCACAAATTATTTCTGGGCCGAATGCCCCTGCTGTAATGCGTGGCGCGGCTTGGCAATTGGCGCTATGATAGGCGTGATCTTCGGCCTTACGGTCGGACTAATTTTCTGAAAGGACAAGACGATGGGTTGTGGATGCGGAAAAAAGAGTGCTCCTCGGTTGACTACTGCGGCGCAGACGGTGGGCAGCACCAATGGGGCTTCGCGAGTTCAGGCTGCGCAGACTTTTCAGTCTGGCACCATGAAAGGTGCTCCGCAAGCACCGATCACGCGTAAGACGGTTTAAGCTATGTCAGGGGCCAGCCTGCACATACCGGAAGCCTTTATCCCGCTATGGACAGGTTCGGCACCCGGCTTGCCGACTATCGAACATTACGCTTTCCATGGTGGGCGGGGCGGCGGCAAAAGCCACAATATCGCAACGCCGATCATCGCGCATTCTTGCCAGCGCGAAGAACGCGTAGTTTGCGGGCGTGAGTTTCAGAACTCAATCAAGGACTCCGTAAAGGAACTTCTTGAGAAAAAGATTTTTGATATGGGCATGTCAGTCTATTTCAAAGTGCTCGACACTGAACTTGTGAATACAGTGACAAAAAGTCGCTTTAGTTTTATCGGTATGAACAGAAACCCTGCAAGCGCCAAATCGCTAGAGGGTTGTACTATGTTCTGGGCCGAGGAAGCCAACATGCTTTCTCTGACTTCGGTAGAAATTATTGTCCCGACCATCCGTGCGACTGGCTCAAGACTGATATGGTCTTGGAACAATCGCTACCGCGACGATCCGGTCGATGAGATGTTTCTGGGCGCAAACCCACCGGAGGCCAGCTATGTTCGCCAAATCAGTTGGCGCGACAATCCTTGGTTTCAGCAAACGCGTATGCCGTCCGAGTTTCGCCGCAGCAAGAGGGCCAAGCCCAAGCGCCACGAACATATCTGGGAAGGTGCATACGACGAGAACCCAGATGTTGCGATCTTCGATGATTGGGAGATCGGAAAAGTACCCGTCGGACCAAAAGATCGGCCTCGCTTCGGCATGGACTTTGGTTTCGGTTCTGATCCTAACGTCCTGATTAAGCTGTATGTACTTGAGCACCTCAACATCATCTATATCGCCGAGGAAGCAATCAAGTATAAACTGCCAAATAATAGACTCGCTGACTTCATGGATGGGGTTTCAGAAGCACGGCATTACCGCATCACCGCGGATAGTGCCAGACCCGAAACGATTGATTACCTTCAGTCAGAAGGTTTTTCGATTTACGGGGCGAGAAAAGGACAGGGTTCCGTTAAAAACGGGATCACTTTCTTGCAAGGCTACAAGCTAGTAGTCTCGCCGGACTGCCCGATCACTTTGGCAGAGATCAAAGGGTATAAGTGGGACGAGGATGCTTCCGGCAAGCCGTTGCCCTTCCCCGCTAAAAATCAACAAGATCACTGCATCGACAGTATTCGCTATGCGGTCGAGGAAGATGATACCTACGCCAATTCCGACTCAGACATCGGGGTTGATTATGTTTAACAGGAGCCTCTTATGAAATGGCCTTTCCAGACCAAAGCGGCCCCCGTTAGGGAGTTGTCGGAAGCCCCGAAGCAACCACAGGTAATCTACCTGAACAACGGCACCGGCATAGGCATCATCGAGCACCGAGACCATATCGCGATGGAAAATGCGATGCGGCATCCGATCATCCACCGCGCTCTGGACAAGCTGGCCCTATCAGTACAGCAAGCACGTTGGGAAGTCGTGGTCGATAAATATGCTGCGAAAGCTGACCAAGCTGGAAAAGCCGGTGTCATCAAGGATTTACAGGCTTTGCTTGATAGCCCGAACCCCGAGATGACCCCCGCGCAGCTTCGCTACTGGATGACCCTGAACTATGCCGGTTATGGTCGCGTTCCTCTGAAAATCGGGTTTTCCGCGACCAAGCCCACGGTGGCCAATGGTATCTATCCGTTGGAGGTCGCAAAGACTATCGCGGTCATCAATGATCGCGGTGCAGTCGATAGCTACAAGTATGGGATGGGAGAAGGCGCACAGACTTGGCCTTCGCGGCGCACTTGGAAACCAGGTGCTCGGGATGGCTTCGTTTCGCAGATTTGGAAACCCGGCCTTAAGGGCTACCAAAACCGCGAAGATGTGAACTCGCCCCTGACCTCAATTGGCCTTCCGGCGCAGGTCATTACCTCTTTGCTGATCCGCGCGTTCAAGACGGCCAATGGCCAACCAAACGTTCGATATCTTGTGACTTGCTCAAGAACTTTGACTGCGCCCCAAAAGGATGCGCTGAAAAAGTATCTGAACGACGATCATGGGCCGGAAGGTCCAGACTCAGGGCGGGTTCCGATCTTGCAGAATGCCGGAGATGTTGAAATCCACAAGTTGGATAACGATCTGTCTGATATTCACAGCAAGATGCCTTCCGATGATATGGCGCGGTTGATTTTCGGTGCTTTTGGTATTCCTATCGCCCTCGCGGGTATGGGAGCGGCGGATGGCGCGAAATTTGCGGGAAACTACGAGGCCAGCCAAGCGGCCTTTTGGAATGATACTGTCATTCCCGCCTACCTGAACCCGATCTTGCAGGGCATGACTCAAATACTTTGTCCTGCTGGGGTGGCTATCGTCCCTGATTACGATACTATCCCCGCCCTAGTCGCTGCGAGAACTATCTCGATGAGAGAAATGGCTCAAGTCAACTTTCTCACGACCAACGAGAAGCGCGAGCATTTTGGCTGGGGACCAACTACTGAGATCACGCCGATTGCCCCGCCGCCTAACCAGTCGATGGAGAGCGCAAACGGCCTAACCACGCCCAAGCCACCCACGGAGGCCGATAACAATGCGTAATAAGTTCATCACCAAAGAGGCCGATTTGAAAGGCATTCCACGGCGTCAGCAGATGGAAGTCAAATTCAAACAGGCTTCTGTTGCCGAACTGAAAGCCCTTGGCGACGATATCCCTGACGGATACATTGCGGGCTGGGCATCGACGCCGGATATGGACTTTGAGGGCCATGTTGTCGCCAAAGGCGCTTTCGATTTAAGCGTTAGTCGCAAAGGTCTTTTGGGGCCAAAAGGTATCAAGCTGCTTGTGCAGCATGATAGCGGCAAGCCTGCGGGGATCATCAAGGTTCTTGAGACTCGCGGCCAAGGGCTTTGGATCGAAGCACAGCTGAACCTCAAAATCAGCTATGTTCGTGACATCTACGAAGCATCGTTGATGAACAACGGTCTCAGTTTCTCGGTTGGCTTCTTCCTTGAGGACTTTGAGTTCAAGATGGACGAGGCGACCAAGACCGAGTATCTGCTTATCAATAAAGCAGAGTTGGAAGAAGTTTCGGTCGTCACCTTCCCCTGCAATGCAGAGGCCGGTATGACCTATATCAAATCACTTCCGGGTGATGAGAAGTTTGATACCATTGCCGAGTTGGAGAAAGCCCTTGTGGCCTCCGGTTTGGTCAAGAGCCGGAATGATGCGCAACGGTTGACTCGTGTAGTCAAGATTAACCGCGCGCTTTTCCAAGCGACCCCGCCCGTGAAGGCGAATACGAAAGCACTGGATGATCTGGCCAAAGTCCTCGCGGACATGAAAACCCTTTCGTCTTAAACGAAGCGCAATCTTTACGGGAGAACCAAAACTATGCGCAAAAATCTTATGAACACTTCCGGCCTTGTGGCTGGGGCTTTCTTGACCAAGGAAGCATCGAACGATGACAAAATGAGCAATGCGGCCGTTGAGAAATTGACCGCTGACCTGTCCGATGCTTTTGGGCTGATGAAGTCCTACAATGCCAAGTTCGAGGAGCATGGCAAGTTGGTTGTGCAGCTTCGCACCGATATCGAGACCAAGGGCAAGGCCGACGCCGACACCCAAGCGATGCTGACCAAGCACGCCAAGGAAATGGCTGACGCTATGACCATGGTGCAGGCTTGCTCCGAAGCTGTCGACACGATCAAGAAAGAACTCGATCAGCCTTTGAACCGCGGCGGCGGCGATCTGGCCGAAAGCGACCGCAAAGCCGCAATCGAATTGCAGCGCCGTGCGCACATCAACAAAGGCGGCACCGACCTTGACTTCAAGGCCGATCTGGACAACTTGGTTGATCCGCAGGAATACCGCTCCGCTGTTCGGAAGCTGATGGAAGTCGGCAAAGAGAGCAAAGCGCGCCTGATCCGCGACTTCACCGCTGGCGAACGCAAAGCGTTTGAAGCCGCTTCGCTCGACTCGGGTTTCTTCTCGCCCGAATTGCTCGGCATGGAATTGAACTGCATTATCGAGTGCTCCTCGCTTTTGGACCTCTACAATCAGGTTTCGGTTTCGCGCTCGACCTTCATGTATCCGCACGTCACCAGCTACGGCGACATCGGCAAGTATGACTGCGACGCGAAGTGCGATGCTGAATACGGCCCCGAAGGCAACATCACTTGGAAGCATGGTAACACCTATGACTTCCGTGGCGCTTTCTGCTTCCAGCGTGATACCTTGCGCGAAGCCAATTACGACCTGTTGGGCTTCATGATGCGTGCGGCTGCGCGGTCCTATCGGATCAATCGCCACACCGCTTTGCTGACCGGCGACGGCATCAACCAACCGCTCGGCTGGCTGACTGCTGACTGCTTCACCAAGGTCCAGACCCCCTCGGCGAACCCGACCCACCAAGACCTGCGTCAGTTCTTGGCTTCGGTTCCTGCGGAATATGGCTCGACGATGGCCGTTATGCACCAGAACGTCTTTGCCTATTTTGCCTCGATGGTCGACAACTCCGGTCGTTTCATCTTCGGCGACGGCTTGATGTCCTTCACCCCCGACGATGTTCGTGATCGTATCCGTATCAGCAACTGCTTGCCTGATGCGACCGAAGATGGCACCAAAGGTTCGGCGGCTGCGCCTTTCACCACTGGCGAGTTCATCATGGCGACCGGCAACTGGGAAATGGCCTACACCGCCGTTAACCACCGCCCGATGTTCATGGAACAGTTTGAAGGTGGATCGACTGCATGGTGCGTTCAGTACCAGTTCGGGGCCAAAGATGGCGGCTTCGTCGGCTGTTGCGCTGCTGCCCGTACGCTCGTCGCGGGCGTGGTTAGGCCGTAAACAGGCGGGGGCTTCGGCCCCCTCCAACCTCTGAAACAATATAACAGGATAGGAGATAAGAATGCCTGTAAACAGCAACATCGCGGTCCAGACTTCCGGAACTATTGCTTGGGATGGAACCGCAGCTTTCGCTGGTGATTTGCGCACGCACACCCGCTTTGCTTGGACCTTTGAAGTCACGACCACGCTTGCCGCGGACACGGTCTTCAAGTTCCAATCGGCGCCTGCTGACGTTGCAAATCGCTGTCTGCCCGGTGCTTTCACCGATGTGGATGCAATCCCGACTTGCGACAATTCGGTCGTTGCAGGCTTGGCCACCGTGACCCTGCCCGCTGGTACGCTTGCTGGTGCGGTCTGCTCGGGCACCCTGCCTTGCCGTCCTGATGCGTTTATTCGTCTGGCTGCGGTTAGCGGAGATACTGCCAACGTCAAGGCAGTTCTTCTGCGCCAAGGTCCGATCAATACGTTCTAAGCCCCATGCGGGTAATTATCGCAGGACCAGTCAAGGTGCGCAAGGGCCAAACCGTGCACCTGACAGCTTCATTGCGCAAGGGAATGCCGCACGCTACCTGTGCGGTATTCTCTGCCGTGAAGGACAGTTCGCCATCGCCCCATGTTGAGGCTAAAAAGTTGCAGATCATACAGCGTGATGGTCCAACGATGGTGCAACCGACAACTCTACGATTGCTGGCGAAACTGTTTCCGGCCCGTGAGATTAGTCTGGTGGCAGATGATGACTGCCGCTTTTACATAATGCACGAAGTTGACCTCAAAGGGGATCAGCTTGCAAAAGGAAGGATACGGAAAGATGGACGAGTCAGCAATCTACTTGCATCGGCGCGCGGATGGTTTGCACGAAAATTCGGCTAACCTTATTGCGGTTACGATGGTAGCGGCGACCGGCTACTTGCCAGACAACTGCGCATACCTGAACTTCAAAACGGTGGCCGGTGGTACCGAACTTCGCGTTGAATGGAATAGGGCCGAAAAATTATCGCTGTTCCCTTCTAGCCTTGCGCTGACCCTGTTGGCGCACAACTATGCCAAGGTGCCGTCCGAGGCCGCAATTAACTGGTTCAATGAATATGCGGCTGAAC